CGCGCCAGCCCCATTGACCCGCGCCGTCGGTCGAAAGGCATTGGTTCGATGTGCCATCGGCGGCGGGGAGCGCCCAGACGGTATTTGCCGCCACGGATTGCGGCGCCTTGATGCCGACGTAGTTTGTCCCGTTCGTGCGCCGCTCCTGCATCCGCAGTTCGCCCGTAGCGCTTCCGGCGCTTTGGGTGATGGTGAGAGGCGTCTGTGACTGCCCGAACGCCGCCAGGGCGGCCAGGGCGCAAAGGATGAGGGGTTTATTCATAGAGAACCGAATAGGGCGCGCATACCGCCCACCACTTACCGTCAGCACGCCCGCGGAACTGGAAGCACGTCACCGAGCCATTTTTTCCAGGGAGCGTAGAACCGAAATTTGTATTGAAATCGGAATCGAAGCTGATCGTGTACGGCCCAGCTCCCTGCGTCACGTAGATGGTCATCAGGTCGGCCGCCGTGGGCGTGTACGGGCTAGCGATGGTGGTATTGGCCGTCAGCGTAATTTCGATGGGCGTTGAACTGCCGCCAGTGCCGGTCGAGCCGCCGGCCACAAACGAGCCCGTGGCACCGCCGCCAGACGAGCCGCCCGCGATGGCCTTCCAGAACTCGACCGCGCCGCCCAGCCGGTTTGTGCTGATGGCTTTGACGGTGAACTGCAACCACTGCCCATAGACATCGCGGAGGGAAACTTCGCGGATGAGATACGTTCCGCTGGAGACGTTGAAGTAGCTATTAGCGATGGTCTGAAGTTGCCCAGGCCGCAATGTGTGGCATGTCGCCTCTACTTGCTGGTCGGTTTCGTAGGTGATCTCCACCGCGTTGTTTTTGCGCGCGGAAACCAGCGTCAAGCCTTCGACGCTGGCCTGTTGCTGTCCAATGCCGGGGCGGTCAAACGGCAGCGCATAGATGCCGCTGTTGCCTTCGAGCGTGGCGGTGGCGGAGATGTCGCCAGAGTCTTCCTCAGAGATTGTGTTTGCGCCGAACTTGCGATAAACCACGCGCAACGTATCGGCCGCCGTGAGCACGGTTTCGTCGGAATCCTGCCGAATGTAGACCTTGCCGATTTCGTAGTAGTAGGCCCGGTCGGAGTCGGTCAGCCACTGGGCAAACTCTTTGTCCTCGCCGTTCACCTGGATGCGCACGATTTGCCCGACGGGGTTGGCGAGGGACCATTTGACGGTGGAGCCGTCGCCAGTGAAGGATTCGTCCTCGTAACCGATTTGCTCGATATCCACGTTGACGAGCGCGGAGTTGCATTTGTCCTCGCGCGTGGTGCGCACGCGGATGTTGCGGTAGTTGCCGCTGGTGTTGTTGATCGAAAACGGCGCCGTTGCATACGTGCGCGGCTTGAAAAATAGATCGCGCTCCTCGTCGATCCACCACACATAATTCGAGGCATCTGCCAGGGCGGCGATGGCTTCAGAGACGGACGTTCCGGCGTCAAAAATGACGGTATCCACCACGGCGCCGCTGTCGATGTTGGCGGTGCCAATTGGCTCGGATGTGGCCGCGTCGGTCAGCAACGCTGAGACGATCAGCCCGGCCCGGTTGGTGACGAGAATTTGGTCGAGCGTGCCGGCGTCCGTGATATTGACCGCGGTGCCACCGCTGGTGAGGGAAAGCTGCAGCGCCGCGCCGCTGGCGGAGATCACGAAGTATTCGACGGTGGCTGACAGCCCGCCCGGAACCGTGCCGTTGGCGTGCGCCTTGACGCGCACTTTGTCGCCGTTGCTGAGGCTATGCGCCACCGTGCAGGTCAGCGTGTCCGTGCCCGCGTTCGCCGTGTACTCAAAGTTCCGCTCATAGATCAGCGGGCGCCCGGCGCTGGTGGAATAGCAGAAACGCCGGTCTAGGTACTGTTCCCATGACACGGCGCGGATGGCATAATAGCGCCCGGTCGGGTTGGCTTCCGTAATCGAAAATTCGTCCACTTCGTCCACTGAGCCAGCCCATAGTTTCGTCGCTCCCTCGAATAGTTCGAGGTCTTTGCCGACGACCGGGCGATAGCTGCCGTCTTCGCTGATAACCGTCACACTCAGCCCGGCGCGGGAGCCGAGCGAGTAGGACATGTCGAGCGTGCCCTGCTTCGCGGAGACGGTGGTACCGTCGATTTTTACGATGGGGGTGGGCAAGGGTTAGCCGCGTGGGATGACGCCGTACTGCTTCAGGGTCCGAGTGATTTCTTCGAGCGCGGCTTTCGGGTCGCCGCCGTTCAGGTTGATGACGACCGACGCGCCGCCGCCCGCCACCGCACCACGGCCCAGAAGGTCGTAGATGCCCAGGTTGGTCTTCCACATGTCGTCTAGCTTGGCCATCAGATGGCCTTCGCGCATCCATTCATCGGCGCGGAGGTTGGCTAGGTCGTTGGCAATCTGGAGTGTGTGCTTCGCGATGATATCGAGCGCCTTGTTCATGGCCATCATCTGGAAATTACCGATCACACCGGAAATTGCCGAGACGACGGAACCGACGGCCCCGACGACGGCGGTCAAGCTGCCGCTGGCGGCAGACGCCGCGCCACCGATGCCACCAGCAGCACCGCCAATTCCGCCCGCCGCAGAACCAGCCGCGCTCGCCACGCTCCCGCCTGCGCTTCCGGCTGCGGGTCCACCGGCCCCGCCGAACACCTTGCCCATCAGCCCGCCAACGTCAAACAGCTTGTCCGTCAGCTTTTTAAGCGCGCCTTCGATGAGCAGCCGCGTGATGGACTGCGCGGCCTGTTTGGCCACGTTGGTCAGCATGTCGCCCAGCTTGCCGCCTTTGAAAATTATGTCGGTGATGCCGCGGGAGAGGTCCGTGGCAACGGTGGAAATCTGCTGGTAGGCGGCTTTGCCGACCTTGCCCAGCTCCTTCATTTTTTGCTTTTGGGCTTCGAGTTGCTCCCGCGTCATCATGCCAGTCGGCCCGATATTCGGGAAGGCTTTACCCATGCCGGGGAAATCCGACGAACGGCCCACATTGCCCGGATCGGTTGGAAGGCCAGGGAACCCAACCGGGCGGCCGATGGCCTGCACTGCAGCCGTCGAATTTGCCAGCTTGTCGAGTTCTTGCCGATACAGCATCGTAGCGAGAGCCATCTGCTCCATCGGGTCTTTGTGAGTCTCTAGCGTCTTCCCGATCAAGGTTCCCGCAATGGAATACTCGTACATCACGTCCTTTGCCTTACTAACAGCGGCCTTGACGCGCTCAAGAGACTCGACGTAAACCAGTGAGTTTTTAGACAGTTGCCCGTTTTGGTCGAGCATCACCGTATTGACTTTGATTAGATTCGACGCCGCTTCCGCTGTCTTCTTGTGGGCATCGGCCACGCCAGCCAACTTTGGAATCAAATCTCCTGCCGCGCCGTTGAAGTTCTTCATGTCGGCGGCCAGCTTGATGTTTTGCGCGCCCTGCTCTATGGTCCGCTGGTTGAGGTTGGCAATCGCGGAATCCATTTCCTTCGACCGTCCGGTGGCTGCGGCCGTGGCGGTGTTGATGGCCTCCAGCGCGGCTTTGAACAGCCCAAAGCCAGGAAGCATAGCCGCGTCAGACAGAACGCGGATGGCGTCGTATGCTCGCTTGATATTGCCAGACAGGTCCGGAAACTTCCCGGACAGGTCGACGATTACGGCGCGGAAGAACTCCACGTTCTTTTTTGCGTCAGAACACGCCCCGGTCAGCCGTTCAAACTGATAGCCGGTTTCCTTGAGCTTTTCGTAGATCAGCAGTGCTTCATCTACCGATTTCAGCCCGAGCGCCAGCGTCCCAAGCGCAGCACCAAAGGTAGCGCCAGTGATCCCGGCTTTATTCAAAACGCCAGCAAGGAGCGCTGCTTTTTCCGCAAGCGTACCCAGTACAGCCACGACCAACGGCGCGGCCGTAGCAACTGCCGTAAGCCCGAGCGCCCAATCCTGCGTAGGTTGCGGCAAATCACGGAACGCCGTAGCCAATGCCTTCGCCTTCTCAATGCCAGGCGTCAGGAAGTCATCGAGCACACGCTGGGCGATTGGGAGGAGTGTCTTCCCAAACTCGGCCGCCGCGTCCTTCGCGGCCGTCTGAATGTTCTCCCAGGAGTTCTTAAACGTGTTCCCCGCGCGCTCGCCCTTTGCCAGTTCGTCGGTGATGATCTGGATAAACTTCTGCGACGAAATCCCCATTCGCTCAAACGTTTTTGCGGGGTCGCCCAGCGCTTCGGCGCCAAACTTTTCCTTGATGATAGCGGCGAGTTGCGGGATGCGCTCGATGATCGGGTCGAGGTTCTCTTTCGTCACCTTCCCAACGGCGCCCAGTTGGGATAACTGCCGGATGACCTCGTTGAAGTCCTCGCGCCCGCCACCGACGACAGCCAGAGCGTTGCCGAGTTCGGCCATAATGCGCCGCGATTCGTTAGCGGAGTGGCCGAGGATTTGAAGGCGGATCGTTCCCTTTACGGCCTCTTCCAGCCCCAGGCCAGGCAGCTTCGCCACTTCGCGCAGCTTCGCCATTTCGGCCGCCGTGGCTTCGCTCGTTTTCATCACGGCCTTCAAACCCATGGTGAGCGATTCCATATCGGAACCGGCCTTGATGGCGGCGGCGCCGGCGGCGATCAGCGGCGCGGAAAAGCCAATGGATAGCGCGGTGCCCGCCGCCG